GATCTATAATTAAAATTTTGTAGTAAGAGAAAAGGACTGTGGTTAGGCCTGGTCCTTGTAAAAACTCTTACTGGGAATGCCGAAAAATTATTAATTTAGAATACATTTAAATTTAGAATTAATCAGCTTCGAATAAGCCGGGTTCAACCTTCCTAGCTAAACGAAGTAGGGTGTCATTTCTTTCAGAGAAATCCATGACATAGGGTTCATTCTGTAAAAGTCTATGAAAAATATTTACACGAATATATGTAGGGGATGGAGTAACAAAGCAGCCAATGAGATTCCGCTTTGTATTTGCCGGTGAATGGACAAGAAGAATGCGTCTATCCTCCGGGGGAAAATCTATTTCACGCGCAATTTTAGCACGCCAGGGCAATTTTGACAAATTAAATTTTGAAATTTCCTGAAATTTTGGGAGCAAGAGTTCATCATGGTCAACAAAAATATGAGGATACATCTTGCAGAGGGTGGATTTCCCTTCTCCAGATGGGATGGAAACAGCCCATCGATCATCAGATGGCGGTTTGAGATTCTTACATTTAAAAACATTTAAACCTGCACACAAATAATAAAAAATCGACTCAGTAACACCACAAAAACGGCGGGACCACTTATTGTTAGAAGCTTTCATGAAAGCATCTAACCCTTGAACCTGGGCGGGAGCAATTTCACCGAGAGCACCAGCTTTATTAAGAAAAATATCTAATTGCTCATCATACGAAATGGAGAGTGGGTTGAAACCATGCTTTCGCATGCACTCTTTCCACAATTTATTGTACCACTCGTAAAAAGTCCTTCCACGGAAAAATGCAAAATTTAATGCAGCACGCATGTTTTGCCGCAATTGCTCTTCATCTTCCTCTTCAGTGGCCCTATACCAAAACAGATAGGAATGTAAAGTTTCCTCAGACATGACGGGTAGTGTAAATAAATGCCCAACTTCCGGGTCCTTTCGAAAACCACGCTTTAAAAAGGTGACTTCGTCAAGACTTCGAAATTCACCAACATCACTATCATCTTTCATTTCATTTGTAAAAACAATGCCAAATTTCGCAAGTGATGCGGTTAAAGTTTTCTGATTAAATTTTGTAACCTTATCAGAAACGGTTATTAAAAGATCGTCACCATAAATTATTGCTCTACACCATTTAAAAAATTCTTCAATGGGACGATCTGGATAAATATCTATCCAAGCACACAACAAGTAAATGAGATTCGCAAGCGTGTTTATTATTACAGTTAAAGGATTCCCCGATTTGTTTCCCTGGTGAGACATGTAAACACAATCATTTACTAAATGCAATGTATGACACATTTCAAGAAACAAGACCCGCCGAACATTTTGATTTTCAGGAGAATCATTGTACCAGAGATTTATGAGTTTACAGATCGCTTCAATAGCCTCTGGTTTCAATCCACCATCGAAGCCACTGTAATCACCAGCTACTGCATTGTCTGAAATTTCCCTAAGACGATTGTAAAGGAACGTCCAATCAAGAGATTCAGGATCAATACCAACGGCAGAGAAAAAATCAGATCTCGCTGCACTGTAAAAAGCAATGACAAAATCGAAAAAATATTTCCTCACTGCAATAGTGAAATCAAGAGGGGCAATGGTGAATAATCGAGTTTTGCCCTGATCAACCTTCTCAATAGGTCTCAATTCATCTTTAAGGCAATCACGCCACAAAGAAGCAACTCGCCTTCCTTCACGAGCTTCATCAATGCGATAATCAAGACGTCGCTGGAGTTTCTCATCTATAATATGCCCATCTTCATCAAAAAAATGAAATTTTCCGGGCTCTCCACGATTCTCTATTTGATAAGGCCAACCAGGGGAACTCTTCATATTCAAGCGTTCAGCGTATTCGACGCCTACTATTCCATTTACCGCCTCAAGATCACTAAAAATTCTTTTCCCAGTATGTTCTGTTAAATGAGATTCAAGATAATCGCTCAAAAAAGAAACAATTTTATCTATTGAGCGCACTGGTAAAGGCAAACTCACTTTACCATACTTGGGCAACGCCAACGCCAAAGGAGAGATTCGATTCCCATCAGCATTCTTGAATGGCATGAGATGGGCTGGTTTCTTCGGATTGGGAAAATCAGTGATTTCGTTGGCCCAAGGGGTAGGTTTCAAATCTGAGGACATTGGCTGAAAAACACGCTTGGTCTTGTCCATTGTACCAACAATTGTGAAGTCCCCATGTGGAACTAAACGAAAAGTATTTAGTGGGGCTGTCACATCGGTACTTTTGGGTATAGGAGATTCATTAAACAGGATACCGGCTTTTGATGCGAGAGATTCTAATTGTTCACGGGTAATAAGTACATCATAACCAATGGCTTTGTTATGATATCCAGCAACATGAATACCAAGAATTTTTCCTGGTGGTGGAAGATGTGCTCCAAGACCCATCAAAAGGCCACCACAATCACCCTGCACAGTGGTCATTTCGATGCGCCATCCACGCTGCTTGTACGTATCACCCTTCAGATCTGTATACTGAAAGAATGCATCACCAGTAGCCTTCCCTGACGTCATTTTTAAAGTTCCATCAACGTCAGCCGCTAACAAAATAGCGTTACACTTACGTACGAGATTCTTTTCTGATACAAAGTATTTAAATAAATGCTTAGCTGGCTCAATACGAAAACCTAAATCATATAACACCCAATCTTTCGCTCCTTCACGAAACATGCGTTTTTCATCATATTCGTAAATCAGGGTTGTCATACGATGTAAAATAGAAAATTTATCACCAGTTTTTCTGTATCGGAAAAAATGATATGGTAATAAAATAAGAGAGCCACCTATCCGAGTGCAATTTAGCTGTCCAACACCACCATCAGCAGTTGTATCCCACCTGATTCTGCAAACTGCTGGATGTACTTTTGCCCGAATATCCATAGCAGGTTTATCTTCACAGCCTTGACAAGCGGCACCTTCGGGAACAACACGCCAACGAGCACACCGAGCAGGACCACCCTCATACGCTCCTTCACAATCTACACAACTCTCGGGGATGATACGTGGCCGAGCAGCTCGATCAGGACCAGCTTCATAGCTCTCAGGTATTATACGGGGACGACACATACGAGGTATATGAGATTCATAAAATCCTTCTTCCTGAATTGGAACACTTTGGGTGTTTCCAAAAGCATAAAGAACACCGCCTACACCAGCAAACAAAGTCATAGCACCAACGACTTTTGCAATTCGTGGATGATTTTCAATCATGTCATATATTGTTTTCTTAATTTTATCAAAACACATGATCAGATCTTGCTTTAATTCGGAGCAGAAATTTTGAGCTTTAATCCACAAATTATTAGTGCGAACCTTATTAATCAGGCTCTGAGTGTACTGGGAACGTAAGAAAGAACGAGCAGCAAGTGCAATCTGCTCACTACAATCTTCAGCGAGACGAAAAAGTCTACACTTAGTTTTTGTAGCTACCTTCTTAATTTCCTCTGCCGTCCATGGGTACACACTCATTACCGGCTGCTTGGCGTAGACACATTCAGTAACAAATTCGCGTTCTTCACGCACATAATCCACAAAACCAAAAGGAGATTCTTGACAATCAACAAAAATTTCATCTTCATCTTCTACCATCATTTGAATTCTGGCACCAGCACCCTCAACGTCAACAATAGGGCCAACTTCTGGGGGTGGACGGTAATATTCAGGCAGGGCTTCAAATGCTTCACGTGGAACACCATCGAGATTCATGGCAATATCCTGTTGTATATTGACAGGATTATGAAATTCATTCTCCGCTTCCAGATGCTCTTCCTCAATAGCCTCAAATGCAGCTTGCTCAGCAAGAGCCAAAGTTTCCAACGCTTCATCATAATTGAGATTATCATTATTGTCAATAGGGACAATTCCTCGGGGCATTTCCTGAGGCAGATCTTCAGCACCTAAAATGGCCATTTGGTTTTGGTGCCATCTACGAACACGCAAGCGAACCATCTCCAAAATGGTAGTCAAATCGAGACCGTCAGCAATAGCAGTATCCTGCATTGGGTTCATCAATGTAAAGAAACAATGCTCCCAATTAGGAAACTGGTCATGCCGCGCATTTTGCATGTTCATAGCATTAAATCCTGGTCTGTGGGTCAACTTAATAAGTAAATGCCTACGCCTTTTAAAAGCATTATTATCCCTAACAGCATTAAAATCTTCAAATGGAACATTGGTTGTAAGGACCATTGCCTGGGATGTAAAATACTTCCCTTTATCGTTCAACGCTGCCATATTTAACATAACGGGTGTAGAGCCACGTAATGTCATAAACTCCGGGATAACTTCATCCATTTTACGAGATTGCGCAAATTCATCCCAAAAAACGATGGGTTGATTTTTATATCCTGACCAGAATTCATCTTTGATACCCTTCGGATAAATGAGATTATAACGTGGTAAATCCATTTCCTCTTTAATTACATCAGCGATTTTATGCATTAATTTTGTTTTCCCAGTGCCAGATTCACCACATAAACAAATGCAAATGGGATCATATCGCAACATAGGTTTAGGAGAATCACGCTCCAATTCTTTAATTAATTTTTGGCACCTTTTGCGACACTCAGAAATGAGATTCCTTACTTGAGAGTCCATTACCTCTTTCTTTTCCCTTAAAGATAATGATGTCAGATCATTCAACTCCCCCTGCAATTTGTAAAAACGATTATGGATAAAGGGATCATGCATTGCATTTGTAAAATACTCCTCATTATCCAGCAGATCTAATTCATTTACACAGTGCATAATTCTGTCACGATATTCTTGAGTGGTTCGTGCAGCAATTACACCGGGGTTATCCCGCTCCAGAATCCAATCCAAAAAAGACGAGACCATATCTAGACATTTTGTATAAACTTTGTCTAGTGCAGTGATTCCCAAAAGAGAAAAATGAGCATTCTTAAGTTCAAAACCTTTAGCTTGAATTTTAGCTTTAGGTTTCTTAGGCAGATCTATATCATCACCAAACAACTTACGAAAACCTTCTTTTAAAGTTGTCATAGATGGCAAAACATCAAAAATATATGCATAAAAAACAGTTGCTATCACAGCTACGACAGTACAGATTGTACTTGAATGAGAATCAATCACCTGTGCTGTCGCCCCATCTAATGCTTGTGTCTGGGGTAACTCACAACTCAATGCCCAATTTACGACATTGGTGATCACTGATTGCAAGGCATTAGAAACTGCAAAGCCAATACAACCAGCTGCTGTGATAGATAACATAATAAAATTTTTGAGATTCGGATTTTGAAAACATTCCTTCAAAGAATAAATAAATGCGCCAACCGTCAAAATTTCAGCTGAAAGAACAGAATACTTAGCAACAGAAGCTGCCACTGCAGGAGTGGAAACACTTTCAGAAATGCCATTTGTAAAGGCATTGGCTTTCTGAACAAGGCAGGCAATTCCTTCGCTTAAGTTGGTCTCATCAACTCGGGTTAAGATGTTCTTAAGAGCCGTGGAAGAATCAACCACATTATTCTTCATCTTTCGCAAATCGGCGAACAAACCTTGGATAACAGCGCCATCTGTTCCCTCCAACAATTCTTCAAAATGTTGAATTTCATTTCCTTCTGTAATTGTTGGTGGGGGACAGAATAGAGCCGAAGGACCTTTTACAGATTTGCCAAATGCACCGGCTTTCCTCTTGACGATTTCTTGAAAAGATTTAGGAGTTAAGGGATCACAGTTACTTTGGACTTCAGTAGTTCCAAAATTATACACTCCACCTGGACGGGGCCACTGCGGTCTTCCTAAATTAGTGGCAGGATAGTTACCCCAATCACGAATACTATTGTTATATTGAAACTCAGGATACTTAACACACATAGACTTAGCGCCAGAGTAACTATTTGTCAAATACTTACACTCGTAAATGTACGTTGGACCACGATATAAATTTAGAACAAAGTCATCACCCGTTGACAAAAAGACTGAAACTGTAAAGGGGTCAGTCCCAAAGGGTTCTAAATCAGTATCATTCTCAATGTAAATTTCCAAAGTACCATTTTGCGAACGCAAATCCTGCAGATCTTCATCTAATTCAATTAAACCCTGATCGTACCTAGAACTCCATGGCACCTGCACATCAACTGATCCCTGTAAATGGGAAACCGACAAAACGGTAGCGAGATTCATTCGATGAGAAAGACGATCAAACATAATACCAGAAAGAACACGAAAATTTACGGTAGTACGCGGATCGTAAATAGCATAAACTTTGCGAGACGTTTTACGAGACTTAACAATAATACGATAGGACAAACTGCCAGCCCAATAATTAAACAAACGCGAGAAGTACGCAATAGGGTGTAAAATCCTATTGAACATAACTTTCCCTTTATAGGGCTTAAACTCAGCAGTCAAACATGTAGGAGTAACAGGGACAGTAATTAATGTATAACCCAGTGAGTTGTAAATAGGCTCACTTTCATATAATGGATAATAGCGCCGCATCACTGTTTGTAAATTTTGAGCGTTTTCTGAAATAGTGGTAGGAGCAGCTTCAGCAGTCTGCATACCTCTCGTCGGTACTATGGGCTCAGCCCCCTGTTCCCTCGAGGTAGTAGCTACTTCCACGCTACCTTGCACAATAGCACCATCATCCTTGAGATATTTAAAACTGTCAGAATCCTTGGGTTTTGCCCAGTCATCTGTAGGAATCCTCCATTTATTCACATATGGCAAAAGTGACGCCATATATTGCCACTGTGGGGTATCATTTGTATAAGTACTCAATAGGGAGGCCTTATCTCTCCATGCCAAAACATCATCTACATACCCCAACTGCAGGTTTGGAACACATTGCCACCAGTAACCATCTGTAGGAATGGTCAATTTTCCTTCCAGGTAGAACTGTCTGCCAACACGATATAAATATTCAATGTACGCTTTATTTTCAAACATACCTGGACTACCAATGAGATTCGGTGGGCAATTAGGTGCGAACACATACTGTGAGTCTGGAATTTGAGCAAAAGTATCAACAGCCGGTGTAAGACGCAACGGGTGTAAAGGAACCGGAATAGCTAAACGAAAATCTTTACCAGCTTTAATAAAAATGTTAAAATCAATAGTTTGAGATACATTTTCTGGAGCAACTAGACGATTTACAATCCACATACTCAAAGAACCCATTGAAGAACGATTTAATGGTTCTCTATTCAATTCCTCAGCTCCAGCACCTGAAAAATTTGCATCAGATCTAAAACGGTCGCACCGCAACCAACTACGAGTACTAGTCATGGGACAAACAAATTCAATTTCTTTTTGTTCTTGAATATCAAATAATCCCATGTTCATATTAAAAATTTGTTCATATGAAATTTCTTCAGTGAAATCGTCCAAAGGATCAAAAGCTATACCAATTCGCATAGAATGAAATTGAGATGTAACGAATTGGAATTTAAAAACGAGAGAACCCTCATAGTATGCAAAAGCACGACTAATATATGCAAGGGCAGTTGGACGATAACGAACACCAGTTGTGGACAAATTATTTATATCTGTAGAGGGGATAAAAGTAGGACACACAGGTAAACGAGCAACACGAGATTTAACAGATGTAGAAGTAGAAATGGAGTCCGAATATAAAAGTTGATAAGTTTGTAAAATTTTATCAAAATTCATATCATCAAAATTCGATGCAACCATTGCCGGACGAGATTCTCTTTGTGAGATGGGAGTCATTCCCATACGAACACTACTGTCAGGGCCTACAGCATAACACATTGGTTGTACAGATCTATTCAAAACGGGTTCAACTGGACGAGGATCAATGGGTCTATCAAAAATCAAACCACCAAGAAAATTTCCAACACCAGTAGCTAAACCACCTGTCATCAACTTAAGAACATTACCCAGTGCTTGTCCAACACCAGTAGCTGCAGCCTTCTCCCAAATGCCTGGTTCTCCTTGTATAATTGCAGGAGCGTTTGGATTGTCCAAACTATCCACATATCCGGTCGTGGAATCGAATGACATTGTATCTGAAGTATAACAAACCTGATGTAAAACAGGATTATCCAACTTAGCATACACTGTTCCAAACAAAGTAGGAGGAGCACCTTCACCAACACGCAATTTATTTAAGACAGTAATTACAAGGGTACACAAACAGGACATAGAATCATCTTCTAATTTTTTGGGCTTAATACAAAAATGAGTTAACATATGTGTATAGGGCATAGTCAAAACTCCACTGTTAGACACAGAAGCATCCAAGAAAACATGGGCTAAATTGGCAAAATTACTAGGAGAAAGGCGCTTCTTATCTACACTCCATGTCAATGGACGTAACCAACAAACTAAACGTCCTTGATCAAACCTATTTCCATTTAATTGAATTCGGAAATATGCATCAGATCTAAGAAAACCAAAATTTTTAACAATGTTACGACCCATATTTGCAGATTTATCAGTATAACATTTAGGGAATGGTAACTCCACAAGGTTTGTAAAGACACCCTGGGTATTCCATTCAAACTCAGCCACAGGAATTTCTCTATCTAAAGTAGCATTTAAGGTCCATGGTTTCTCTGCAATACTTCTATTAATATCATATGTTCGTGAAGAAGACCCTAAATATGCACCAGCACGATCCACAGGTCTTTCATCAACAAACGTGAGATTCTGTGTTTTTTCAACACTTTCGTGAGATTCTAAACACTCATCCATTTGAGCAAAAGGTAGCTCTTCAGATTCATCTTCCAACATTTGTAAATACAACTGATGCAACTCTTCCTGCTCAAAAATGGACCAGGGCTCTTCATCAGTTACCCATAAAATGCGCCAATCAGGAGCACCAGCTTGCTCCATAAAATAATCAAGCTCTATTTCACACATAAAAGTGTTGAGATCAAGATCATCCAAAGAGACACATTCCTCACTACCTTGAATTTGAGCCATATCTTCGTATTCTTCATCGAAGAACTCTTGAGATTCAGTATTCGCCCAATCCACCACTTCATGGGAACACATTTGGTATTCACTCACACGGCCAGTCAAAACTTCCAGACATCTGGCACGATGAGCGAGACGAGCTCTTTCAGTTTTGTCCACAAAATCATTGGTGTAAAGGCATTGATCGGGACAAACATTTATCTGGTTATGCAAAGCATAAGGATTACGTCGCAAAAATCGCTCTACGCAATTCCAGCATTTGCATGTGAGATTCAAAGGATCAACTTTTTGAAGCAACAACTGAGCTTCGATGACGGCTTGAGATTTCAATTTGAGATAATGGCTGAATTCCCATTGGTACGGGTTCATTTCAATGGGCTTGATTTCTTCAACTTCCATTGGTTCTTCCTCCTCAACTTCACCACTGCCAATCATTTCTTCATGTTCCTTGAGATTCTTAAAAAGATCACTAACTTCAGCAAGATTGGCAGCAACTTCACGGTCAAAGGCGTCGATATCCATAGGTGAAAAACCAGTAGAAACTGGAACGTCCTTTGACGTGAAAACAGGTGGAGAAACTGTGACCATTTGCGCGGTCAGAGGTTTCTCATAAGAAACAGAAGCTTTCTGTACCCTTGCTCTCTCCATTGGAATGTCTGCAACTTCCTCCAGAGCGTAACTCAAAGCTTCAACAGACAACTGTGACACAAGCTTAAAAGGGGTGGGAGCAGGAAGGATTTTTTCTGAGGGGGGAGGGGCCTGTCCATAGCGACGATGGATTTTATCGCATATGGCATCAACCTTCTTGGTTGTCTCATCCTCTATGGCACACAAAAGCATGAAACAAGTGCCAAAAATACACTGCCTTTTTGAAGAGGCGTTCTTGGTGTATTTAATCCAATCCTTTAAAAAGAACCAACACGCCATTCTAGCACCTTCCATTTGTGCCCATGTAAATTTTCGGTTAGGTAGACGGGTATCATAAAGAGCCCATGTCTCTATAGCCATTTCCTCGGCCTGATGTTTGCCATCTCGATAGCTCCATGGGTCAATGATGTCCACTTGTTCTCCCTTTTTGTTTGTAATCTTCATCATCTTGGGAGAAAAGTTGCCACATCGGGGCAGTCTTCCTTGGCCAACAAACCTTTTAACAGTATCGTGAAACGGTTCCATTTTCAGTCCATGTAGATTCCAATTTTGCATCAATGTTGATATCCCTACGTGTGTGGGCGTGCCCACGCTCTCCGATATCGCCTCTCGCTCCAAGGGCTGTCCCATAGGAGGTTGACGAGTTACGGAGAAGTTTTTTCCGTTAGTCGACATTTTGAAAGCAATTAGTCAGGGGGGTGCGCAAAATACAACCAGCGGCTGCGCAAGGGCTGGAGGTCAGGTCCAAAGTCTGTCTCCGTTAATCATAAAACTAAGTATGCAAAGCATGCTTTCCCACATTTCGCTTACAATAAGATACAGAGCTACGCTAAATCACTGACCGCCACTTACTAACTCGATAGATCGAACTTAATCATCCTACCAAGATTTCATAGGCATCTCATCAGCTATTAAGATATATCTTAAAGTTCACTACTTTAGGTACGCTTAGAATTAATCATAACATCGACGTCCGTACAGTCAGTTCAAAAATACATACAGTGAGCAAAAAGTTGTATACACAAAGTCAACAATCTTCAACAACAACAACAACTTCAACAACAACAACACGACTTGTGTTTGTAACTTTTTCAACTCATAACATTCATACTCTCAAACATACACACATACATACAAGACGACACTAAAACATAAACATTTGTTTTTGGAAGAACAAATGGACGTTTGAACTCAAGTGCAAAAGAATCAATCCGTACATAACCAAATATTCGCATAAATGGAAATATACCAGATCTCGGAGTTCTTTCACTTGAGCTGGTGGCATGTCACAACCACCAAAAGGGAACCGGGTTTCTACC